CATCTCTAGCTTCTTCTACCTTCTTCATTCCTGGATGAAGATACTTACGACGTTCGTATAAACTAGTAGGATTATCATCAGTACCTGCAGCTTGTTTTAACCAAACGCTACGGATAGCTTCTTTTAAATACTTACGTTCTGCTGGGTTAGTAGCATCAGCAAGTGTCATAAAGTTACCACTACCTTTCGGGTATTCAGTTTGTAATTCAGATTCTGCCCTGGAGAAAAAAGCACCATAGTCTTCTTCCATGCCAATCAGCATCTTCTTATTATTCTTACGAGGTCTATCACCACTCCATAGAAAGTCACGTGCAAAAGGATCGTCTTCTTGAGCTCCTGCTGTTTGTTCGGCTGATGTTTGCTTATCGGCTTCAGCTAATTTAGCGTCGTATTCTTTACCTTTGTACTTTGTATTGAATTCTTCATCAGTCAGATCAAATGTCTTAGAGTCTTCTATTGCTTCATTAATAGCACGTTGGTTTTGTACAAACTGACCAGCTTTACCTAGTAAAGGTGCGATAGACTGTAGATCTTTAGCAGCTTGAGAATTGTATGCATGTTCAGCTGCTATTAATTGACCAAAGAATGCTGCAGATTGAGCAGATTCTTGAGCAATCTGTTTGTTGATGCTACTAACGTCGGTGGTATATTGTGTTGGTTGATTAAATAGTGCCATGATTACGCCCTGAAGATGTCAAAGAATAAAGACTTTTTACTTGGATTTGGATTGCCAAATGCACCTAAATTTTGAAGACTTGTTAGCCCACCTACACCCATCTTAGCCATATTGAATGCAGCTGTAGTCCAGTTAGTACTCTTCGTACCTGCAAGACCCATCTGTGCTGGTCGTACTCCTAGTTTATCTCTAGCAGCCATCTTTTGATTCTGTGCATTAACAGCATTCTTATGTAACTGACCATGGAAAGCAGCTCCAAAGGTTTCTTTTAAGCCATGTTCAATGTCTTGTCTTTTAGCAAGAAGTGCCATGTAGCCAGCGTTTCTGCCTTGTCGAGCAGTACGTGATTCATTACCTGTAAGTCCACCTTGTGCTGCCCTAGCTCTAGCAAAGGACTCAAACCCTTGGTATGCAGCGTATTGGTTCTGCATAGCTTTGGATAATACATTGCTATCAGCTATACTTTTATCAGTAGTTGCGCCCCATTTAGCTTGTTTAAATGCTGCACCTTTGTTTTTATATTGTACATTTCTGCCCATAGCTAATGACATTCTTTTAGCATTAGCTGCTCTAACCTTTGCGTTATATGCTGACGTACCAGGGTCAAACATATTTTGTATAAAACTCATTTGTAAAATTTAATAAAGGGTAAGTGATTAGGTCCATGAAAAATTTCCTCTGAAAATTCAAAGCCTAAAAATTTGAGTAGTTTTAAATGTACAGTATTACGTTTATCAATTATATTCCAGAGTTTTTGATGGGAATATTTCTCAACAAACTTCTTAGCTCCTCTTGTGAATGCAAAAGGATAATCATAAATAGCTGTAGTTGTTAACATCCATATAAGTCCATCCTCTTCGACTCCAGCCATACCGGCAGTCCTGCCGTTAGGCATTGTAAAATACACACAGGAGCCTTCCTGAGCTTTGGAAACTATAGATGTGAAAGGATCTACTCCGTGACCTTCTTCGACCTCTCTACGGTCATCTGGACGTAGATCAGAGGCAACCTCAATAGCTGCCTCCAATGTGATTGGTAGGATTTTAACTTTATCCACGTCGATAATACATGGGGGAATAATCACCTTCCCATTGCATTGATCGTAATGTGCAAGGTGAAGGGTGTGTTGATTTAAGTGTAATGTCTACGTTTTTATTTGTATCATAGACAGGTATTGTTTTAATTATCTCATCTATATATGGTGCATCTGATACATTATACTGGTTCGATGATGTGGATTCATATACTTCTGTGTAAGCAGGCTTACCTATTCTAGTAAGAGTTGTTTCGTATAGACCTACCTTACCAAGACTTAGATTGAGTCTATGTAGTACTAAGGAAGCGCTAGTATCAGCAATTGTATTCTGACCTACTTGTTTTGTTGTATATAGTTTAGGTAAATCTACTTGGTAATCATAAAGATAACCTATATATAATGTAGAACTAGACCAATCTCCAGGTACAGTGAATGTAGCGCCAGCACTAGTGACAGTAACTGGTGCGTATCTACCCACACGTGTGGAATTAGAATCTATATCTATAACTACTAGATCTCCGTTAGGTGACGTTACACTAGATTGCCATGTGAACTCACAAGAGCTAGCACCATCAGTGAAGGTAGTCTTAGTAGTTGTAGCATTATATACACCACCTTGAACTGTAGTCCAATTATCTAGATGCATTAAGAAGTTAGTACCTTCTTCATTAATACTAGGATCAGCATCATTTTGAGTTAGGCTGATACTCTGTAAGAAGTTGTCAGTATCTAGGAGATAGTACTTATCATCTTGAACAAAATGATACTTAATTGGATTGTTAAACTTCCATTTAAACCAAGCTGACTGGAGTCTTTGGTCACCAATTGTTACAGTTTTGAATCCATATACTATATCTTCCCCTGTCTTACCAAAGAATACTAATCCATTCTCTCTAGAATTAGTTATAAGATCTATATTTTTAGATAACAAACTAGGTACTACCTTTGTTTGATCCATGATCATAGCTTGTCCTTCTCTAGAAACATTAGCCATCTCATTGAAACGACTGTACTTGTTAGAGTTATCTAAGAATCCAATTGTAGTACCTAACGATATTGGAGGTATAACTTTGTTATAATTATAAGCTGATATAGTTCTTAACTTAGCAGTGTCTGGATTAAATACAGTATCATCAGATGAGAGTAAGTGCTGGCTGTTCGTAGTGAATACAAGTAAGCCTGCATTGATTTCTATACCATCATATAATTTAGATGGTAATGTAGAACTCATTGATATATCTATAGGATCTATACCACTAACAGTGAGTGCAGTATCTGCCCAAAAATTACCAAAGTCACCTGGTTGTGATGTTATAACATTTGTACCAGATAAGAATGTTAACCTATTTCGAAAGAATAAGACTTTATTTATATATCTATTCTCAACAGTGCTATCATAATCTGGATGGTCGCTAGTTATACTTACAAATGTAGGTATAGAATTAGTTTTATCATCACCTACAGTTCTCTCATCCCAGTCATATCTATCTACTGTAAATGTAGTAGCTGCTGTACGTTGTATAGTTACAGGCATTGTACCTGCAGAGAACTTCTTCTTAATACCAGGTGCTGGACACTCTACCCAACTACCAGGTCCATCCTCATCGTTCTGTCCTTTGAATTTTAAGTAGTAATCATCCTCTTCAGACTGTTGGCTATTAGAAATTTTAACAATATAACCATGCTTACACTGATTAGGTAACTTGGATACATCATTAACCTCATTCTGCATAACCCTCATTAGATCAGGGTCTGTTATTTCTACATTAAATGCAGAGCTACTAGATAAGTATATACCATTACCAATAATAGTTCTTGATAAACCAGTACCAGCTAACTCAGTATATATACCACCTAGTATTGTGTCAACACTGACAGCAGTTTGAGCATCCCATGGTGTTGGTTGAGGTCTGATTATACCATTCACGCCACTGTTGATTGTACCTCTAACTTTAGAAGTTTCATGATCAACTACTTTAATTGTATAATTATAAGAAGTATCTGCTTGATCTGCAGTAACAGTAACAGTATCATCGGTAGTCCAACCTTCACCACCATGTAATAAGTCTATACTTTTATTATATGCACACCTAAAACCGTCTGGACCAGGACCGCCACCGTCATCGTCAGCTTGGCTATCACCTACCTGACCTAGTATTGTTAATCTAAATATTAATTGTTTCTTACCGCTTTGAGCAGTATAATCACCGTCACCAAATACTTGTGTACCTACACCAGGACAGTTTCCTGTACCCCAACCTGTAGCTAAGGTGTCAGAGTGTATTTTAACTCTAGTAGCTTTAACTAAGGATGTTTCAGTTGCAGTACCATCATGTATATTTAAACCATATTGTCTACCATTTTCTGTCCTTAGTACCTCTATGTATGCTCCATAAGCGTGTGGTCTAGCAGCAGTTGTAGTTGAATCTATAGTAACTGCTTTAGTTCTATTGTTAATGAATGTTGTATCATTAATAGTGCAGAACTGTATGTCCTCAGTGTTTGTTGCTGAGCTTGGAGTTAGATATGATTTAAGATTTGAAGAAGTAGCACTGTTTGTATTACCATATGCAATGGTCATCTCCTTTGCATCAGAACATCTCCATACTCTTGGAGTACCGTCTGATGCTATCTGACCTATGTAAGATCCTTCTGTCTCATCACGATAGTAATGAAACCAAGATCCATTAGATTGTACATTAGTTAAAGCACCACTAGCTTGGTCAGCACTGATGATCCTTTTACTACCAGGTCTTTTATATAAACCATAGGTAATATCAGGTATAACATTCAAAGCTTCTTTAACTTGTCCTGGGTTCTTTAATTGATCTGGTTGTTCAGATATCCCACCATAATAATTGGGAATAGTTTGTGAAATTCCTGCCATTTAACGCCTCAATGTGGTCCATGGTCTGTATCCTGTATAGACTGAATCCTCTGGTAGACCAAACATTGTATGGTTACCTTGGTTACATTCGTACTCCATACATGCAGCTCTAGTAAGTCCTTCTTGTTGTTGTAGCAGTTGTGCTAATTGTGGATTACCTACAAGCTGAGTGGCAGCTCTTGTAGAAGCTCTGGCAATTATATATCTTTTAAATACTGCGGGTAGATCCTCATAAGAAAAGAGTTTTGTTATGTCAAGGTCTACTGTAGTATGATCACTCCAATCATCAGTATGATCTAACTTATCATATAAGTAACCCTGTCTTCTTACTACATCATACTGTCTGTGTGTCCAACCTTTAGTTACATCTATCTGTAAGATATCTGATCCTATAACAATCTTACCAGTGGTTGCATCTGGTGTATAAGGTACATGTCTTTCTGTATTGAAATGCCATCCTTCACTTTGTACATCTACATTTGAATCTCTTAGTAGATTATAAACGAAAGAAACTTCTGGGTTAGCAGACCCAGCTGAGATACTTGTAATTGGTGACTGACCGATAGCTCCCAGGATTGAGTTTACTGCGGAGAGTTCGGTCTCGGTATCAATTGTCGTGGAAGCCATAAAGTTTTATGAATAAAAAAAAGGGACCCGAAGGTCCCCTTGTGAATAATAATTAGAATGCAGCAGGCTTTGTAGTTGTTCCGCAGAACAGTTCAACAGCAGCAGCTGGATTGAGAGGTGCGGCTCCCATAGCCAAGCGTCCAAGAATAACGTCACCCTGATAAATCACGGATACGTCACCATCGGTAACTTGTACTTGAGGTCCGATTGCTTCAACACAACCTACGGCTTCTTTCTGGAAGATAAGTCCACAGGAGTTGTTAAACTTAGACTCTTCACCGTAATCGTTTACGGTTCTCTGTCCTTCGTTAGCAGAAGCATTAGCTGTTGGTACACTAATCTCTTGCTGATCCCCCATAGCTTCACCTACGAATGAACCTTTGTTACCAGGGTCAACTGTGCCAGGAGCAGTGGATGATGCAGTACCATACTTAGTACCAAACTTACCGAAGAACGGAATGTTCATCGACTTGAAGATCTTGATACCAGCAATTTCGATAATGCCATTACCAGACTGTAGTGCGTCTCCTTGTACGTCACGGTTGATTAGCCCGTTAGTAGATACGTTCTGGATTAGTTCGTAGTACTGTCTTGGAGAAAGTACAGCAACACGTCCTTCACCTGAAACTCCCTTCTCATCTAGTGCAGCAGCTGCAGAATAGAAAGCATCTATTAGGTCCTCAGCATCGAATGCTTCAGCACCACTGTTGGTAGCAGTACCAACCTGGATCTGTGTTCCACCTGGCTCTAGGAAGTTAGACTTCGTAATTGGACTTGCTAGACGTGCAGCTTTAGTTACTGCACGGAAGATCCTACGGTCATAGTTCTCAGCGAGAGCATAACCAATCTTACGAGAGATCTCACCACGTAGATCATAGTGTGCAAGTGTCTCGTCTAATTCATAAACGAATGCACTTGAGATCAAGAGGTCATCACACTCGATGGTGACCTCTGCTACTGGAGGTGCGCCATCGGCGTTACCCAGTATGCTATTTCCCGGAATATGAAACTCACTTTTGGTGCGTCCCGTGAAGATGAACTGCAATGACCTGCCGTTCTTTAGGGTACGCTTAGTGATTAGATCCCTTGCAATTGTATTGCGTTGGAATCCTTTAA